CGTTGCAAGTCCTCGGCACTTTGCTCGGTTGGCTCGCTCCTCTGTTTCAAGCCTTCGGCAATATCGTAACAAAGATTTTTAGCGGCGTAATCGAGGTCGTAAATTTCATTTTGGGATTTATCGAGGACGCGGTCAACTTTGTTATCGGCATTATAAACGGACTTATCGACGGCGTAAATAGTGTGCTCGGTTGGCTCGGTGTAAACATCGGACATATTCAAGAAGTAAGCCTCAAAATCAATACGTCGGCAATAGACGATATGAACGATGTCGAGGCTATTATTGACAGTACACCGCCCGATACAAGCGGTACGGGCGCATTGAGTCCCGACACCATATACGACCAAATCGGAGCGGGAGGCACGACGGGCGACATTTACAATTACGACAACAGTACAAACAACAAGACGCAAAACGTTACGGTTGTAATCGAGAATTACGCCGCCGAGGTTGATGTCGATAACCTTGTGCGTCAAATCAATATCAAACTTGCGGAGGCTATGTAATTTATGAGAAAATTTGCACTTCATACATACGATAAGTCAAAAACTTTCGACTTAAATACCGCCTCCGCGCTCGCCACCGAGCCTTCGGGACTTGGAAACGCATTTACTACCACGTACAAGAAAAGTGAAAAAGGAAAACACCTAACCAACGTTACACCCTCGTTTGAGCCTATCACGCTGAAGGTGTACTTTAACGCGGACGGCACGGACGGATATGCCAACTATAAGAGCCTTTTAATCTTTTTGGCGGAGTGCGGCACGTCGGCGTTTTTGTTTGAGTACAACGACGGCGTTACAGACAAGTATTGCGATGTTGTGTTGCAATCGCACACAAAGAGCGAGAAAAACGAGGACGGTTTGTTTTGCGAAACGTTTACCTTTGAACGTCAAACGTATTGGTATGAACAAATCGAAACATCGTTTGATTTTAAGATTAACGACGATGTGTCGGCGTACCCCCTCGCGTTTCCTTTTGGTTTTGCGGGTATGACGTTTTCAAACTCGATAAAGGTAACAAATACATTCTTTGCGGACGCGCCTATTTTTATTAAGATAAGCGGGTATATCGAAAGTAATATACGCGTTTATATAAGGAGCGTTGCGACAAACGAGATTGTGTCCGAAATCCAACTATCGAGGGGCAACGTGGACGGCGAAACAATCGTTATCGACCCGACCACAAAGAAAATTAACGTCACCGACGAGGACGGCAACGTTACCAACGGTTACGGACTGACCGACAAAACAAAACAATCGTTTTTATATCTCCCGCAAGGTGAGTATTACGTCGGCTCTAACATCACGGTAAACGATAGCGGAAGTATCGAGGTATCAATCAAGCGATATTTGCTTGATTAAGGAGGCGGCGTATGTATATTGCATTGTATGACGAAAACCGACAACACATAACAAACGTCGATAACGTCACTTACGATAAAACCGTACGCGTTTACGACCTCGACTCTTTCACCGCCGAAGGCGTGTCCTCCGAGGACGTCAACGACGCAAGGATTGTTGTTGTAAATGACGACGCGGGCAATTACCGATATGCGTGCTTTGCGGATACGGTTACACCCGACAAGAATAAACGCACCGTCAAGGGTCTTGACTTCAAGACCCTTTGGGACACCGAAATTTTGCTTGATTACACCGCGGACGGCAGTTTTGACGGCAGACTTTCGGCAATATTCACAAAAATAAAAACGTTGGTGTTTGGAGGCTCGGACACAACCGTCGGTAAAATTCCCGTCGAAGTTGTTATCCCAACCGACAACACCGACACAACCGCGGTTTATGGCTCGTATCAAGGCACGTATCAACTCGTAAACGCGTATAGTTTTTTGAAATGTTATTTGAAATATTACGAGTACAACGTCGAGTCGCGATACGACATCGTAAACGAAAAAATTATATTTACTTTTGTAAAGCACACGACCCGTATTACGGTTAATTTGAGCGACTTTATTTATGAGTTGACGACCACATCGGCGGCAACAAATAAAGCCGTTGCAACCATAAAATACGACGTCCAAACGCCCGAAACGGACGCCGACGGCAATATCATTTATACGAGCGTACAAGAGGTTGACGAGAGCGGCAACCCAAAGGTTGACGAGGACGGAAACCCCGTGTACGTACCAAAGTATAAACCCCGTCCGTCCTCGATTGTCACACGATATTATTATCGTGACAAAAATAATAACATCGCAGAAGGTGACGCCGCGGGCAATTACAGAGATAGCGGCGAGCCTATCGAGGATAGAATATACCCCGTACGTACAAAGTGGTTTGAGTCCGAGTATTTGGCGGACGCGCAGTTTGAGGCGGTTTACGAACTCGCAAACGCTCGTTACGTCGATAACATTGTGATTGACAACAATATCACGATTGACCCGATAGACTTTGCCGACTACCCTCTTTATACGAAGGTTGAGTTGTATTACGACGGTAAGTTGTATAAAACGCTCCCGATAAGTGAAAAAATATCAACGCTCGACGCGAGCGGCGAAAACACAAAAATTAAACTCGGTTTTAAGAAAATACTTTTAACCGAAATTATCAAGGGTTAAGGAGGTTTATTTTATGGCAATAAAACCCGTAACGTATCAAGGCGTTTCAAATTTCAAATCGAATTTATACGCGCTTGAAGTAAAATCAAGGTTTATCGACCAAAGTGCCGCAAACGGCTATTATAAAGGTTACGGAAACGAACTCGCGCCGACCGCGTCGAGTAACGTTATCACAATAGGAAGTGGCGCGTTTCTCGTACAAGGTAGATTGAACGAGATTGACACGGGCGGCGAGGCGGTAACGGTAACAATACAAAACGGATATGTCGGATACGTGTGCGCCCGTATCGAAACATACCACCCCGACGACACCGAAAATTGCACCCTTGTTGTTAAAACGGGTGCGTCACTCGGTGCAATTACCTTTACTCGCGACGATACATACCAAAGAACGGCAGAAAGCGAAAACAAAGTGTACGAATTACCCTTATGCTCGTTTTCTATGTCGGGCGGAAAAGTAACAAATCTCGTTAGAGTGATAACCGCAATCGAGGAAAACACCGCGACGAGAGATATTGCAAATGAGGCAAAGTCCACCGCGGCGAGTGCGGTATCCACCGCAAACACCGCGAATAGCACCGCAAACGCCGCAAAAAGTACCGCCAACACGGCGGCGACAAACGCCTCAAACGCGGTATCCACCGCAAACGCCGCAAAAAGTACCGCCAACACGGCGGCGACAAATGCCTCAAACGCGGTATCCACCGCAAACACGGCAAAAAATACGGCGGACGCGGCAAGCACAAACGCCTCAAACGCGGTAACGACCGCAAACGCCGCAAAGACCGCCGCAACGGCGGCTCAAACCGCGGCAGAAAAGGCGCAAGCGGCGGCAGAGAACGCCGACGCGGTGTCCTACGTACACCACCTTGTTTTTAGTGGCGTAAACGGCGATACATATTACAATATTTTTTGTGATATTGTATCAAAGAGCGCAACGAAAATTACAACCGTAACGCAATTAAAGTCGCTTATACAATCCGTATATCAACACTCTTGCTCGGGTTATGTTGGTAACGCGAGCGATACGGTAATACAAAGGTCTATACCGTTTAGTTTTTCCCCCGCGTCAAACTCGGATACAAGATTTACGGTATTTTATCTTACTATCCCCGCGAGCGGTAACGGCTCGGTTGGTAGTCAGTTGCTCTATTATACGAGCATAACAAACATTTCCGATTATGTGACATCGTAAGGAGGCGAAATATGGATAAACTTGCAATCATTGTTTCTGTCCTCTCCGCCCTCGTTGCTATTACGACCCTTGTGTCCTTTTTTGTAAAGGTACGCAAAGGTATCGAGGACGACGCGACCGAGGAAACCGAGGAGAAAACAAAAGCGTCGATGTCGCTTGACTACATCAAACTTCAAAACGAAACCATTATTGCGGGCAACCGCAATATCGCGGACAAACTCGACGACCAAAACGCACGATTAACCCGCCTCGAAACAACCGTCGCAAATTCACACCTTGCAGAGTTGCCGTCGAGGGTCGCGGCGTGCGAGGAGTCCGTTAAGTCGGCACATAAGCGTATCGACCGTTTGCACCGCAAAGACGAAGGAGGTATCTAAAAATGATTTTGGAATTTATCGGCAACGCACCGAAAACAAAATACGTATCAATCGGAGTCAACGGCAACAATCTCGTTGACGACCTTGTGTTTATTATCGGTCGCAAGCAAGGTAAAAACGACTTGTACGAGTTTACCCCGAAAATTAAAATCACAACGTCCGAGAGGGATTTTGCCGAATACTCGGGCGACGACCTCACGGTCGAAAAAATCGAGGAGAGGGACACAATCAAGATTACATACGCCCTCCCCGAGATTGTAACAGAGCGCGGCAACGTCGATATGCTTATCGTGTTTGAAAAGGCTATCGAAGGCGGCGAGGTTAAGACGTGGCAGACTCTCCCGTTTAACATCAATTTTCCCGACGGTATCGACGAGTCGGACTCGATTATTAAAGCGTATCCGAATATCGTGCGCGAACTGAAGGCGGATACCAAAAAGGCGGTTGACGACTCCGCCTCCGCGGTATCCACCGCCAACACGGCAAAGAGTACGGCGGACGCCGCAAAAACCGCGTCCGATAATGCAGTTGCAACCGCCAACAAGGCGAAATCTACCGCCGATAGTGTTACCGCCGCAGAGTCAAACCGCGTATCCGCAGAGAACGCAAGAGCCTCCGCAGAGGCGGCGCGCGTTACCGCCGAAAATCTCCGCTCTACCGCAGAGGGAACGAGAAAAACCAACGAGGACGCACGCAAGGCGAGCGAAACCGCCCGCGCCGACGCTGAAGGTGAACGTAAGGCGGCGGAAACCGCGAGGGCAAATGCAGAGTCCGCACGTGCCTCCGCAGAGTCCACCCGTAAAACAAATGAAACGGCAAGAGGGACAGCGGAAACCGCAAGGGCGTCCGCCGAGTCAACGCGCGTATCGAATGAGAACACCCGCAAGAACAACGAAACGGCGAGAGGGGAGGCAGAAACCGCCCGCGCCGACGCTGAAGGTGAACGTAAGGCGGCGGAAATCGCGAGGGCAAATGCAGAGTCCGCACGTGCCTCCGCAGAGTCCACCCGTAAAACAAATGAAACGGCGAGAGGGACGGAGGAAACCGCAAGAGCCTCCGCCGAGGCGTCCCGTGTATCGGCAGAGTCCACCCGTGTCGAGGCGGAAAATAAGCGCGTGGAGGCAGAGAACGCCCGCGCCGCTACACTTGCCGCTAAACTTGATAAAAGGAGCAACGACGGCAAGAAAACCGAGGCGTACGTTTATAACGGCGCGACGCAGAGCGCAAAGGAGGTAACAAACACCCCGACCGCCTCCGCAATCCCGACGTATAACGCAAATAACAACCTCAAAACCGACAAGCCTATCGACCCCGACGATTGTGTCCGCAAGGTCGATATTGCAAACCTTATTGAGGGTACGGACAAATACTTCGCGGCACTCCTCAACGATACCAACACAACCAAAACGTTTAAGGCGTGGTACAACGCCGCGAACGACGGCGAAGTTACCCGTTATGCGTTACTCGAAAGGTTTTTCCGTATGCTCGCGCTTAACAACAACCAAACGCACACGGTACGCTTTTACTCCTCCGCGGTATCCTCGGATAGCAAGGGTACGCCCCTTGATTGGCTCGCCGACAAGAAGGCGCAAGTCCTCGCAACCGACGCGGGCGTTGTCGAAAACGCCAACTCTTGGCTTGACGCCGACGGTGTTACCCGAAAGGACGGCGAGGATTGGGCGACCGAAAACCGTATCACGTGGTACGTGCGCGCAAATGCGCTCTCACTTGACGACGGCACAATGGACGTCCTTGCAATCGAGGGCGTGGACGATGCCTTCGATATTACGGGAAATCTTGCGCCCGTTTACACCTTCCAACTCTCCCCGTGGTACAAGGAAACGGACGACGGCGAGTATCTTATCAAGTCTTGGCGTGCGAACTATGCCGAGGGATATGCACCGTTTAACAACAACGTTGATTTTGACGGCAACCCTCGCGCCCTCACGTGGCACGCGTCCTTCGGCGGCGTAATGACCGACGACGGCACAAAGTTGACAAGTGGCGCACATCGTCGCCCGAAAAATTACATCTCCTCCACCGCGGCGTTGACGCTTGCTCGCAAGTGGAACGCAAACGAGGCGGTCGGAGCGGACGCAAATGCAAAATGGGCGTTGTCCGAGTGGCAACACCGACACTTCAACAAAGAAAACTCCGATATTGCAAACGGTTGTTTGTACTACAATTTCCAACACAAGGTATCCGTCGCCGAGGCGGACACAATGCGCGTTATTGTGACGGCGGCGCAGATGTCGAGTTA